CGCTGCCAAACCCAACGATCACCAACAACTAAAGTCTCAGGTTCTTGGCTTGGGTAATTCGCACTATCAAAAAGGTTAGCCATTCTATCGCCATGCGTTAGTGTAATTTTGTCGCGGCCTTCTCTGCATTGGTCGCCTCTTAACGACTATTGATTCAGGCTCGACCACTTCGACCACTTCTGGATCTTCCGATTTTGCCTGAATTCTAGCCGCAATGCTATTGACATTAAGATTGATTATACTATAAGCAGCCCAACTGTACACCATGCAATCCAATGCTTCATTCCTTGCGCGGATTTTCTGAAATACCCTTTTCTTAAAGCCTCTAACAAACTTCGTGACGATCTTCTCAGCCGTAAGTTGTCTAAAGTATTCATCGTTCAATACCTCAGAAAAATGTATAAATCCAGCCCCTTCCTCTTTAATTCTTAGCCTAGCAAAGATCAAATCTTTGGCAGTATCGACTCCGATAGGAAACAATCGGCATTTGACTGAATTATTCCTAGATGGCTTTCCAGAAATCGGCCTTCCTTCACCGCCGACACCCTTGATAGCGAATACTCTACGGTGAAAGTTTCTATTAGCATACTGATAAACAGTATTCGTGAAGTGACCGCCAGAATCGATTGCGGTAGCTCTAACCGCTAATTCTCTGCCGTCTTCAGTGTTGAATGTACGAGATATCTGTGAATCTAGTGCAGTCCAAAGTTGTGGAGTAGAAGGATCACCATACATTATCTGATGATCTATAACCCAAGATTCATCATCAACTCCAATTCCCAAGAAGGATATCTCTAGTCGGTCATCCTGAACGTCAGCGCCAGCAACGATCATTACCACGCCTTCAGGCACTTCATTAAAGTGTTCTCGCCGCTGCATTAAGTTCAACTCATCAATAGTTTCACCTTCGTCCTCGAATACAGATCCAAGATAAGTATTAACCCATACCTTTAGCTGCTCTGGGTTTTTCTTTACCGATAAGAACTCACGGACACCGTCAGCCAAAGGTGTCCACGGAGAATATAGTCCAGAGATCTTAAATCCAGCAATTCCTTTGAATTCTTGTCCAGCTACCCATCGACCATTACGAACAGACCATCTTCTATCAGCATCAGACCATAGAACTCCGCACGACTCACATAAATATCCTGCTGTATCTGGATCATCATCCTGCCACTTTACATTGGCCCACTCTAAAGTCTGCTCATGATCGCAATGTTTACACGGTATGTAATATTCTCGCTGATCTGAATTCTCGAAAGCGTCCTCGATGCGACTAACTCCTTTTATCGTCGGAGTGCTAACCGCAATGACCTTAGAGTTGTGAAAAGTAGAGGTTCTCTTGCGAGCCAGTGAAAGTGGGTCGCCTTCTGATCCTGCTGAAGCTGGGAATCGGTCAACCTCATCTGCCAAGATTATTCTGATCGGTCTTGAGGCTAATCCTGCTGGGCTATTAGCCCCAACCAAAGACAAACTACCGCCAGGAAAGATCTTGTGCAAAGTCGTGTTATTAGAATCTCTAGCGCGAGGATCTTTGACCTTCCCAGCAAGACAAGGCGTAGCCCTGAGAAGTCCGTTAGCGATTCGATCCTTTGAGAACGACTGCGCCATTGACTCTGTAGGTTGCAGCATTAGGATCGGACAAGGATCGTGATCAATGTGAAACCCAATGATATTAAGCAGAGCTTCAGACTTGCCCAACTGAGCACCAGCCATCACAACGACTTCTTTTACCTTGTAATCAGAGCAGGCATCCATAATGCCTCTTTGATACTCAGCCCTAGACGTTCTCCAAGTCCCAGCCTCTGCGCTAGTCTGCGTGTCTAGTCGCCTTTGAAGGTCTGCCCACGCGCTTACGTTTAGGCGGGGTGGCGGCTTCAGAGTCATCATCGCTTCCCGCAGATGCTCCTTTAGATTTGCTAGTCCTGCTCGCTGAAATTTTTGGGTCATAAGATGATAGTTCTTCCAGTGCTTCGTTAAGGAAATCCGTCAAGATTTCTTGGATAATACCAATCTCTGTTTCACTAGCAATGATTGGTGCTGCTTTAGACGGGATACTTGTTACTTTAGACTTCAGGTTCGCTAATGTGTCAGTCCAGGCCTTCACAACGTCTTCAACTATAACAAGCTGATTTCTGACCTTTGCTAAGTCAAGCTCTGAAAGCTCGGCCTCCGCGTTCATCTTACGAGTACGGGCTTCGTCATAAGTTCCGCCCAGCTTTACGCCACCAGTTGATGCCATGTTTCCTCCTGTCAATCCTTTTGATTATACAGTAAGTCTTTCTGTTGTCATCATGAATTTACCTCATGTTTATTCTATCGCTAGGAAAACAGCGCGGCGCGCGACTACCCATACGCCCTGGGCCAGACAGTACCTTTTTGCCTCGATTTGGCCTCGATTTAGGGTCTGATATGCCGATTTTGGCCGATTTTGGCTCATTTTCAGGGTTTAGGCGACATTCTGCCGATTGTGCCGTTTTAAGTCATCTCGCAGGATCATGAGCCTGATTCATGCAAGGCTTTTAAATGCCCTGTATCATCGCGTTCTGGCTGGCAGGTGGTGGGGTATTGGTTAAGTGATTGCGCCTTAGATCGGCTTAGAATGCGTCAAGCGGTGGTGATAGGTGGCGGGGTTGGCGGTCGGGTTGGGGCTGGCAGCACCATGGGCGGGGCTGCGCGCGGTTTAGTTCGGGCGGGTTGTGATTCGTATAGGCAAAAAAAAGCCCCAGTTAAGGGGCTCAGGGGTTGGGGTTGGGGGTTACAGTATGATCAATGCGGATCCGAATACCAGTCCAATGAAGAACGTTGAGCCCATTAGAGCGTCGAGCATTCCTATGTCGTCATCATCTCGCCATCCGTCTTCAGTCATTTGCAGCGTCCCATCATATCCAAATCAAACAACGTTTCACCGCTATCCGCCCATGATAGCAAAATATCACGCGTCCATTGCGTGTCAATTTCAACGCTAAACTTGCCGCGCGCAAATTGCCTTTCGAGCATGTCGCAATAGTAGAACGTGATTACGTCGTGCTCGATGCGAGCGCTGTATTCTGGATATAAATTGATAAAGTCTAGGTCAATCAATGTCGACCCTATATCGCTTGATTTGTCTTCAATGTTAATCATGCCGCCCCCTAGATTGAAAATAGATACAACGTGGCCGCGTAGACCACGATAAAAGATAAAACCACGGTTGCCAGCCCCTGCAAAGCTCCGAGCATTGTGGTGCGTTCAGGGGGTGGTGGTGGCTTTTTGTATGGGAATTTAATCAAGTTATTCATTCCTTTACCCCTATGCTGACCAAATATGCATTATATTCCTTGTCTAAGGCTGCCACTGTTTTTTTCAGTGTATCCTTATCACTGGTCCCGAATGGGCTGACCTCGACTTTAACTTCAGACCAGCACTCACAAATGAACCCGCCGTCGAATTTGTAGCAGTCCGCCTCATTGGGCCAATCTTCCCGAAAATGAAAAACCCAACCGCCGAAGGCTTTGACGTGCTTCGGCTTTACCTCATCGCCGTACATCTCGGAAAAGTAGATTGATAATTTGCTCATAATTTTTTGTCCTGTTCTCGCATGATCCGCTCAAGGCGTTTGATTTTTCGGTTATCGGTGGCAGTCCACCAATCATGCCAAGCCTTAATGTATTTATCGGTTTTCATGAATGAATGCCCCCTTCAATCGGAGTAGTAGCAGCCGCCTCAATGAATGGGGCTAAATCGGAATCATCCGCGCAGCCGCCGTCATTATTTATCCATTCACCGCACCAGCTCAAATTGACGTAATCGCCATCGGCCTCAATCGAAAAGCTGCAATCATCCGTGACCACTTGATAAGGCTCGACCCACTCAGAAAGTTTAAAAAGTTTAGCGTCCGTATATCCGCCGCGGGCGTCCGCGCCATTGTGGACTTGAAGCAAAACATAGGATTCGTCACCGTATTCTGTCTCAAGCATTAAATCAGTGCCTTGAAGGATTTGCGAAAAGTTATTATCCCAGTTATAGGTGTTCCAAGATTGCTCGACTTTAAAGCCATTAATCTCTAACCATTCGGCTTGATCATTGTCGACCCCATAAATATCAGAATTCCAATTCCCCATTGGTTCGGCGTT